ATTGAATAAACACTTTTTATTAAATGCATCAATACGTAGACTATTAAATGTTGTTATAATATGAACTTTTTCTTTTGCTCTAGAAATAGCTGTATATGATATTTTACATCCGTTCCTTTTAAATGTATAATGTGAATCTAATAAAATACAAATAATATTTCTAAAAGTACTTCCTTGAGATAGATGTGTAGTCATACAATACGCCTTCTTATATAATGGCGAATATAATGATTCAACATGTATAGTTTGAAATATATTATTGTCGAATTTAATAATAACTTCTTCATTTGTATAGTTATAACTATATATATAACCTAGAGAACCTTTATATATTGGTGTTTCATTTCCATCATCATCCGCAATATACATATTGGTATTTGCTATGATCCTATCATTTACCCTGTATTCATTTATATATAACTTATTTGATTCATTACTTTTAATAACTATATTCTGATTTGTAATAGGATTGCGAAGATTCTGCATTTTAATATTAATATGATTAACAGAACCAATCCATTTTTTAATATCATCATTATTACTGAAATTTTCACGTGTATTTGGGTCACCATTTTGTGTAACTATTATCATATCATTCTCAAAATAATTAAAATTTATTTTTCCACATATATCTTTTACTTTCTGTATCAATTCTTTACTATTCCAATTTTTTTTATAGTGTATATTAATATTTCTATTAGTATTTATTTTTTTTATAGTATTTAAATTAAATGTTTTATTTTTGATTAATTCTAAAGTATATATAATATCGAGGTCTGTTGTTCTGTGAATTTTACTTAATTCATTATGGTTAAATAATTTGCTTTTAATTAAATCATATAGTAAATTACCATGTCCTATAGATGGAAGCTGATTTGGATCTCCAATTAATATTAATTTTGTATAACTATATCCAAATTTATGTTTTATTAATAATAATATATTATAGAATGTTTTCATATCTACCATTGAAAATTCATCTAATATTATAATGTAATATTCGTTATTTTCATTATAAAATTCTTTAAGTTTTTTATTATGAATTAATTTTTTTGCTATAGTTCCAGTAATAATATAATCATTGTTCGAAAAAGACGTTGCTAATTGTTTAGATGCTGTTCCTGCCAAAGCACAAGCATATATGTTAATATTATTATGACAAGCGTTTTTAATGATCGATTTACAAGTATGTGTTTTACCCACACCAGGTCCTCCTGTTAAAATAGATATTTTTGACCTTATTGTAGATTTAACTGCTTTATTTTGACTTTCAGTTAGGTTAGTATCTCGTGTGTAGTTAATTGGTATTATGTTTTTATTAGAATTATATAAAATTAATTCTTTTTTTATATTATTTTCCAAATCAATTAATTCATTTGTAGAATACATTATCATACCATTATGTTTAACTTTAATTAAATCGTTATTTTTTAATAATGAATTAAAATTAATATTAATATCAAATATATTTTCTTTTAAATATTTTTTTAATTTTTTTTCAATTGTAGATTTATGTAATATAGTAGAATTTTCGCCAAAACATATATTTACAGCATATTTTCTTATAATTTTTTCGTTTACTGAAATATTAAAATATTTGTGTATTTTTTCTGCTTTTTTTATTGTTATAAGTTTATTATTGTATAATGTGAATATATTTTCAGATGTAATATCATTGTAATCTTGAAATAATAATTTTAAAGGATTAACAAAGTCTTTTATATTAAAGTGTAAGCAACTTAAATTACAACCTTTTTCAACTATGTTTGATATTTGTTCCATATTATATTTAAAAGGTTCTTTTTTTAATCTTAACAAATCTTCTTTTTCAATATTAACATGTATATTTTTACATTTTTTTATAAGTCTATTGAGTGTGATTTCTAATTTTTCATTTTTACCAATAATATCAGGTTTTGTATTATTGACATGTAAATATTCCATATTATTATTATTATTATTAATAATATGGAATATTTAAGTGTTTTCAATTTATTTCAATTTATATCAAGTTAATATTTATTCTCCAAATGGCTTCTCTTATTTTAACTTGTTGTATAAAGTCGTTAAATTCAAGTAAAGAATTAGAACCATATAAACTTTTAATTAAACTATATTCATTACTATTAGCAACGTTTATTTTTGAACTCATTCTAACAAATACAGATAAATCATCTCCACCATAAATAGGAAAATTATATACTTCCCCACTTACTCTATTTTGTATTCTAGATGGTCTTTCATTTTGAATTTGTGAAAATAAACTTTTAAGATATATATTATTATCTAGAAAATCCATAGTAGTAATTCCTTGCTTTAATATATTAATAATTTGCTGTTCTAAGTTAGAATTATTAATTTGGTTTCTTATAGATGTAATATTTGTTAATACACTTTGTGTATTTGGATTATTTACTAAGACGTCACACACATATTGAATAAACATATTAGATAAGTTATTGGATACAGTAGGGTAATTTGAAACAAACCTTCCTTCATTATGTATTAAATTTGTAGTTAATATATCTTGTCTAATGCTATTTGTAAGGTTTGTTATTCTTTTTGGTTCATAAATAAAATACGCGCGGTTATTAATTAATTTATATTTAATATATTTTGCAAAGTCTCTAGCAGTAGTATGATTCGCTATCATTACAAAATTATATGTAGATTGTATATTACTATAAGCAATATCTTGTGTGGTTTTTATTCCTTGAACATCTAAATACATTGGAGTGTATGTTCTAACTGTAGGTGAGTATGGGTTAAATATTAGTCTATTTTCTGGACCAAGTTGTAAAGAACCTAATATACTTAAACTTTCTACCATTAATTTAAAATATTCTATATCTAACGTTAAACTACTGCTGGCAGGTATGGTTAATTTTCTATATCCATTTACAGATATACTTGAATTCATTGTTGCCACAACATGTGTATTCTCTGGTATAGTAATATGTTCTCCAGCTTTTGGAGGTCTTCCTGAACTCCAACTAACCGGATCATCCCATAATGTAAATTTGTTTGGAACAGCATTAGCAAAGTTTGTAAATATTCTACTACCAGCTGTAGTTTTAATTTCTCCTAATAAATTTATACTATTCGCCATCAATATGATATCTCTCCCAACAAACACTAATTTTCCATTTCTAGGAACAATAATACGATTATATCCTTCACTTGCTATACTTCTCTTTGTTATTTTTATAATAGTATTTTCAGGAACAATAAAATCACCATTTGCTTGTGGAATACCAGAAGCGTCCCAAGCGTCTAAATCATCAATATAATACGTTTTGTATCCCGGATATAATAAATAGGTATTTCTAGGTCTATCAGAATACAACTTTCTAAAACTACTATTTTTTCCTAATTTCAAAACACCTTCAATAGTAATACCATATGTTTTAAATGTATAATTATAAACATTTACATATAATATACTCGTTGACGGAATTGTTAATGTTTCAAATACAAGACCATCAATGCTTTCAATATTATCAACAATTACCATCATATTTTCTGGTATAATAATATTTCTTCCTGCTATTGGTACAATATTGTCTGGCCATATAGTAGCATCATTCCAATATTTTGTTGTAATTCCTGTTTCGGATACATTATTTACTACTATTTTAGAATTACTTTTAAAAATTAATTCACCAATTACATTAGGATCTGTATTTAAATATAATATTACATTTTCTCCTTCTGTAATAACTTTTCCCGTGTCGGGAATATTTAATTCCGTATAATACCCAGATGATATATTTGTAGACGTCATTATTATAGTAGTATCTAGAGGAACATTGATATTATAGCCAGGTGCTGGAACAACGCCATTATCCCAAGCACCAGAAACATCAAAATAATATTGAAATTGTGATCCGTCCGTAAGTATATCATTATAAATATCAGAATCACTTATAATTTCGACAGAAGAGCCTTCTGCTAATTTTAATGTTCCTTTTAAATCAAATTCTTTTACGTATAATGTATAATAATTAATATTTATAAAAAAAACACTAGATGATGGAACTGTGAGAACATTATATGCTTTTAAAGATATATTTGAGTTATTGTCTACTATTAAAATTGTATTGTCTGGAATTGTAATATTGTCTCCTTCTTGTGGAACTCCAGCTGTTCCCCAACTGGTAGAATCATGCCAAAATGAATATTCACGATTTCCAGATATATCTGAAACAATGATTTCACTGTTTTCAGCGGATACAACTTGGCCATTGATAGTTGGTACTTGAGATAAATATAATTTTGTATTTGTTTCTACAAAAATTAATCTAGAAGTAGATGGAATAGTTAAACCAGAATAACTATTTCTAGATATATTGTATCGAGTAACCTTTATTGATGTGTTAGGTGGAATATTAATAAAATCACCTGCTTCTGGTGTAGCAACACCATTACCAAAAGCATTTGTATCATCAAAATAAAAAGTATTCATAGTTATATTATCTTAATATTATGTTTTAATAAATTATAAGTATAAAGAGTTATTTGTTACTACTGATTTTAATGTTAATTTTGGTATTTGTTGTATTAACGATAATAATTTTACATTTTCGGTTAATTCTGCTACCTTTTCTAACTCGTTTACCATATTATTTATTTTAAGTATAGCTTTTACAAAATCACCTAAGAATATATCCCAATATTCGAGTTCTTCAAATATTTTACTACATTCATTTTCATTAGAAGCATTACACCATTTATAAACGATTTCACAAACATTAAATTGTATTTCATAGTTTTTAGCCAAACAACTACAATAAAATACTTCAATATCTAAATATTTATTAATATATGTTTTAATACTATCTATTTCTTTTTTACAACTATATGGTATATCTAATATTGTATGGTCATACACCTTATTTTCATCACTTACTCGAATGCTTGTAAATATACTTAATATAACAGTAATCTCATTTGGAGTTAAATTTATGAATGTATCTATATTTTCTAAAATATATTCAGACATAGATAGAGAAGGCATTTCTTGTATAATTGAACATACAATACCTTTTGTAGTTAGTTTTTTATCGGTATCTTCTATAAAATTATTTTTAGTCAACATATTAATCTGAGTATTAATATCATTCTTAAAATAATTATCATCTTGTATTATAGATTGGTTAATTTTAAGAACTTGCGATTCAAGTTTTTTATATTCTATTATTATTTGTATATCTTTTTCCAAGTTTTTCTCACCCCATTTTTTAACGGTTTTTTTATATTTTTTTATTAATGATTGAGGAACTTGTTGATTAAATGTAGATACTGCGTTATTCATATAATTATAGTAAGCAAGAGCAGAATCATATGACGTTATAAAATCATAGTTTTCTAATTCTAATTTTTTTGTTTCATAATCCATTATTATTATTTTGTGTTGATTTTTAAGATAGGTTTGATGATTATTTGTTTCACTATACATCATACTCTTTTTTAAATACTCGTCCATATCTGTTTTATTTGTGGTATACATGTATCGAAGTATCATACTGGGAGAGATGTTTATTTTTGATTGTATTTCTTGTGATGTTCCATTAACTATTTGTCTATAATGATCAACATTTATATGATTTCTATTTATAAAGAAGTTATTTAAATGAAATATGTATCCAATAGTATCAATTCCTCTTCTTCCAGCTCTACCAGCCATTTGAGTATACTCATGCGGAAATAAACATCTATAACCATTTTGAGTATATTTTTTGAGTGATGTAAATACAACACTTCTAGTAGGCATATTTATACCAACGGCAAATGTTTCGGTAGCAAATAATAAACGAATGTATTTTTTCTTAAATAAAATTTCAATCATTTCTCTAAAAATAGGGGTAACACCAGAATGATGAACAGCTATTCCTTTTTCCAGCATTTTTACTAATTCAATATACTCTTTTAAATTTGTATATTCTTTCCAGTTAGGTAGTTTTGAGATTAATATTTGCTTGCATTCTTTATTAATAATGGCTGCCTTATTTTCATCATTATCGAACAGTGGAATTGTTATTTTTTTAGCATATTCATAGCATTGTTTTCTTGAAAATACAAATACAATGCCAGGCAACATATCATTTTCTTTTAAATATTTTACCATATTGTTCATAATAAAATATTTATTAGAATTTACCTTTTTGTATTGGAATAACGCTTTGTCTACTTTATTTATAGTATGAACTGTTTCGTCATTGAAAATACCATCTTTTTTTAAAACAATTGGTTTATTAATAGAATTTTCAATTAGTTGTAGTGTTTTATCTGTTATTTTCTTTTTTGCATTTTCCGGTATTGTATAATATAAATGATGTATCAATGGAACAACTCTTTTATTGTTACTACATAAATAAACTTCTTTGTTGTTAGATTGACTCATTAATAAACATAGTTTTTCTGGATTTTGTATGGTAGCAGATAAACCCATGATTTGCGTTGTTTCAGGTAATAACATTATAGATTCTTCCCATACATGCCCCCTATATACATCATTTATGTAATGTATTTCATCATAGATAACACAAGCTAATTCATTTTTAATATCCATTTCAAAATCTAATGTTACATTTTCCCGTGTTTCATCTTTTTCCTTCATTTGAAACAAGTTATTTCTTAATATTTCAGTTGTCATGATTAATACATCTGCGTCAGGGTTGTATTTTATATCTCCGGTTAAAATACCAAATGAAATATTTTCAAATTTTTGATTAAAATCATTAAATTTTTCATTACTTAATGCTTTTAACGGAGAACAATATATAACCTTTTTTCCTTTGTCTACAAAATAGTTAATCGCGTGTTCTGCTGGTAATGTTTTACCACTACCTGTGTGAGCGGTAATTAATACATTTTTATTTTCATTTGTGGCTTTGATTGCCCATTTTTGAAAATTGGATAATTCAAAAGGATATTTGTCAAATGTGTAAGTATTATCTTGAAATGGTATTTTGCAGTGTGTAATCATTTTTACGATATAATAATATAAATATTTTTAATTAATATCAATTTATATTATTTAATTAAACGTTCTTTGATAAATATAATATATAAAGAATATGAAATAAATGATAATATTACTATGGATGTGTACAACATGTTTTCGTTTTAAATAATATTATTATTTGTATAGATTATCAATTCAATTTAATTACTTTAATAAAATATAATAATTATGAAACTAATATAAAGCTTATTAAACTAATAATTTATAATGTCTAGTAATACTAAAAGTTCTAGTAATTTCGATCGCAAACACGTTTTTGTAGGTAGGGTGAAGTGGTTCAATAATAAAAGTGGTTATGGATTTATTACATCTTGTGATGATAAAAATAAAGACGAAGATGTATTTGTTCACCATACAGGAGTAAATGTAAATCAAGAACAAT